GTCTAAGTATATTTATTTTTTCTTGTTTTGTTGTTGAATGTTCTGTAAACAGTCTAGTTGCGTAAGCCAAGTTAGAGTTGAAAACCGCTACTTCATTTAATTTAGTTCTGAAAAGATTTAAAGCCTTTCTGTACTCTTCATTTTTAGACTTAAGTAATTCTACTTCAGTTTCACTAATATGTTGAGGAGCCGCTTTTGGTTTTGGTAAACCTTTTCTACCAAATCGTGTTCCCGCACCTAATGTACGTGAAGCTTCTTTAGTTTCTCTCTTTTTGATTGGTCTGAATTCACCGTCTAAATTTTCACCATCTTTATATGTGAATTTTTTAGCACTTCCTGTATTGATCATTTTCTTACCTTCTTTTTGTTTGGTAGTTTTATAATCCATAGTTTGTCCGTACTTAAATTTAGGTGATCCCATTCCCATTCCTTTAGCTTTAAATTTTGATTCCATTACATGATCCATGTCTTCTTCATCCATGTCTTCTTCATCCATTTCGATTTCATAAAGAACTTCGTCAGTTTCAGTTTCATACATTGGAGTTTCGTCCATTTCATGGTGTCTACGACTCATACGTCTTGGTTTTTCTTCAAAATCCATTTCTTCATCGTCTTCCATACCCATACCCATGTCGTCATCTTCCATGTCATCATATGACATTTCAAAATCGTCCATTTCAATTTCATACAAAGTTTCGTCTAATGTTAAATCATCTTCTTCATCAAGTTCTTCTTCTTCGTATTGTTCAGAAAGTTGGATAAAATAATCAGCTCCTGTTTCAGTATCTGATAATGTAATGTTATTGTTCGCATCTTTCTTTACGATAACTCCATCTTCGTCATCCATAGATTTGAAAACTTTGATTACATCTGACATATCTGCTCCAGTCATGTCAATTGCATCCTCATCGTCTTCCATACCCATGTCCATGTCTTCCATGTCGTCATCTTCCATGTCATCTTCCATATCCATAGGTTCTGCACCTAAGTCTATATCTTCGACATCATCTTCTTGACCTTCAGGTTCAACAACCTCTTCTTCGTCTTCAACATCAATCTCTTCTTGTTCTCTAAGAGATTCTTTTACTAATGAGCTGATTTCATCCTTCATGGTAGAAGAAAGTATTCCTTTTGCATTTTCTTTAAGAGCTTCTTCCAAATGCTTGATTTGGAATAAAGTATCTTCAACAACTGATTTTTTGTTCATCTATAGTTTGTTTTACAATATAAATAGTGTGTAAATTAAAAAAATTCAGTTTTTATGACTTTAAGGCAAAAAAAAATGGAAATAACTAATGTTATTCCCATCTTAAAATTTAATTTAAATAATGATTAATCGATCACCTCATCAATTTTACTTTCAGTGATTGATGTGATTCTCCAATCCATCGTATAGTGTTCATATACTTTAGTCACTTTAGCTTCAACATCAGTTGGGGTATATCCCAAGACCAATTTTTCTTCTCTTGTTTTTTTTACTTTTCCTGATTCAGTATCTAATAAATCAGATGTGATTTTAGCCACAAAATACTTTTCTCCTTGTTCCATAGTTTTTTTTTATTTATCTAAATAATCGGTTAATCTTTTCATTAAGTCAAGTGATTTGTTACCACTTTCACCAACATGGCGATCTACCGATATTTTTTTGTCTTCTTCTAAGTTCTCTTCATATTTCATTCTATCGTTCTTATCTTGGAAAAGATATGCTCCCGGTGTTGATGGTGACGATACAAGGTCAAAACAAATAAGTTCAAAATCATCTTGTACTTCATTTTGTTCCCCAACCTTTTTAAGGGATCCCACACCACGAGATGATATACCTAAAGTAACTCCCTGACGTAAGTAGTTTGCTGCCAAATCTCCTTTAGTAGATACAACCCCTCTTTCATGGAAACCAGGACTTGTTAACAATTTAAGTTTACCTAATAATACAGGACCATCCCACCATATGTCAGTAATAATATGTGATACACGATCCAAGTCAATTAAAGAAGACTCAGGGTGGTTTAATTCAGATAATGAGGTTCCTTTCTCAATCATCTTTCTATAGTTATCCGCCTCTCTCTTTAAGATCTTCTCAGGATATACCCTACCATTTCTGTTAGGGGTATTATATTTTTGTAAAACCGCATAAAATTCAAATGGTTTTGAATGATCCAAATGATTTGCCGATTCTTTTAATATCTCGTAATTACGACCTTCCTTTGGGTTAATATATCCCGCATCGTATTCAATAAGGATTCCTCTACCCGTATCTTTAGGCCCTAAAATTTTATATTCACCCATAATAAGTTTTAGTTATAAATATTAGGCCGTTTCCGTTTTTATCTTAATAGGTTTAGAATTTCCATTTTTTGTTAAATAAAATTTGAAGTTGGGATTACTAATTAATACATCTGAATAAATTTCTTTTACTAATAATTTGAGTGTTTTCTTTAATTTTAAAGATTTGAAATCGATTGGTTCATTTAAGAATAGATTAATCTCTAAATTCATGAATGATTTCTTTTTAAGGTGTAGACCGCTTGTTCTAAGATCTAAGTCTACTATAAATTTATCGTCGAACATTGTCTTATCTAATTTGTGAAAGACTGTATGTTTAATTGATCGGCTCATATTCAGGACAACTCTTGTCCAATTTTCAGAGTCTTTTTTTGGTTCAACCCAAGTTTGGATGTTTAGGTAAAGAGATTTAAACTCTTTTGAATCTACCGTCCCATAGACTATTTTAGATGTTCTAAAGCCATTGATTTTTTCGGTTTTGCCTTTTTTCATAAATTTTTTTCATACTGATAATGTTTATTTTAGATAATAATAACTATTTTTATGGTATATATCAAATAGATAAACAACTAACAAAAAAATATGCTGATTGTAAAAGTTAACAAAAATGGGGGGATTGAGAAGGCCCTTAAAGAATTAAAAAGTAAAATTATAAAAACAAGACAAAATACCCATCTTAACAACAGAAAAGAATATACAAAAAAATCTGTCCTTGAGAGACAGATTTTAAATAAAGCTATTTACAGACAAAAACAAATTACTAACGATTAAATGTTTTCGTTTAATTGTTTCAATTTGAAGTAGTTTAATTTGTCGTAATTTTCTGTTTGTAGTTTTTCGATTGTTTCGTTAATTTTCTGATTAGTTTCAGAATCCTCACTTTCTGTTAATAAAGTCTCTAACTTTTCAATTACATCCTCTTTAAGAAATTCATATTTTTTATTTAACTTATCGTCAGGAGTACTTAATAAAGTATTAAGTTGTTTTTTCTCACCCTCAGTTAAATCATTAAGATATGTTTTAATTGTTTTGTTTGCCACCTCAACCATAGATTTTAATGGTACCTCAATAACTTCTTTTACTTTAGTTGGATCCTTTTTAAGATTTTCCGAAATTGTTTTTTTGCTCTTTAATTTTTCTTCTATTGTGGAAGCATTATTAGAGAATAAATTGTCAATATCTTGGTATCTATTTTCAGATACTATATGTCCGATCCACTGATTAACGTCTTTTACATCATTTGTGTTAATTTTAGAGATTGTATTTTCAAACAATACAATACTTTCGTTAATATATTCATTTACAATGGATTCGTTTAAACCTTTGTTTTTACTAAGTTCATCATATAGAAAATAAAGAGTACTTAAAGATTTGTTTTTTAATACGAGTTCCTCGAAAACAAACATATCTCTTTTTAGTGTGTCTTTTTTATAAGACTCAACTAAACAGTTCTCAATTTTCGATTTTAATATACCAAATTTCATAGTTTTTTTTATTATAAATATCAATCATTTAGTAATTTGTTTAGTTGTTCTTCCATGGACCCCAAAGAATTCCTACCTTTTGATAAATCAATATACGTATCACCTGTTATATTGTCATTTTCTAATAGTATATTTAAGTTATCTTTTTTTGATTCACCTACAGGCATTTCACCTCCCGCATCAGGTGGTGGTGGTGGCATTTCACCTCCTCCCGCCTCAGGTGCGGCACCTGGTGCAGGTGGTGCTCCTCCAGGTGGAGTTTGTGTTGTACCTGTTGATGTATGATAAAGTTTGTCAACATTATCAAATAATCCTGTATGAGTAATAATAGTTGCAGTGTTATCTAACTCAGCAGATACCGCTCTTTCTAATCTAATTTGTTGTACCTCAAGTTTAATCTCTTCATCAGAGAAACCAAAGATATGTTTCTTAGCCCAAGTAGCCGATGTGGGTTGAATTGATTTTGGAATCTCACCAACCATGTCTTTATACAACGTCACTTTTTCTTTCCAAACGTCAATCATTAATAGATCCGCCTGTTTAGATGGATTTGTTAAACCTAACGTAAAGTTGTGTAATTCATCTTCAAATCCTAATAGGAATAAGTGAATAATTGCAATTTTATTTAATTCGGCAATAATTGCCTTTTGTATTTTATTGATTGTTCTTGCAAATCTAATATCCAATAAAGATAGATTTTTACCATCACCAACAACTTCCTCAAAACCTAAATACGCTTTTGGAATTCTTAGTGCGGTTAATAATTTCTTTTGGATGTACTCAATATCGGCAATCTCCGATAAGTTTTGAGCTCCCGCCAATGTCTCAATAGGCATTGTTTGTGCTGGATCCCTAACAGGAACAAAGTAATCCTGATCTACCGCCATCTGATTGAAACGTAAATCCACATTACCTGTTTTACTATCTACAACTTGTTCTCTTTTGAACTTATTTGCAACACGTTGTACATATGCCTCCACATCTTTATCATCCATGTTACCAACGAATACCTTAAATACACGTCTTTCAGGTGCTCTTGATGTTCTATAGATTAACATCGCATCTTCCGCTAAGATCAATTGTTTCCAAATACGACGAGCCTTTTCTAACATTGATGTACCATAAGGTAATTTTCTGTCATCACCAAGTAATCTAAAGTGGGCAATCTCCCAAGTATTGAATTCCATATCTTTTACTTTCCAATGGAATCTCAACCCTTTATCATTTGGGTTTGGGGTTGCGTTTACAGTTCTTGATTCCATACCTCTTTCTAATCTTTCGATCTCAATATTAGGTAGTTGAATACAACCTGTAACACCTTTTTCAGTATCTAATTTAAGGTAAACAAAGTTGTCACCATATTTACAAGTATTTCTAACCCACATAGGTAAGTTAGTATTGATATCTAAATTGTTCACAAAAAGGTCAACTAAGATACTTTTAATTCTTTTTGATTCAGAGTAAATTTGTAATAAATAACCATCCTGATTAGGTGTGGTTGATTCTTCAGAATAAATGTCTAATGCCGTTGATATCTCAGGAGTATACTCCATTGATTCATAATCATAAAATGATGCAATTCTATTTGGTTCATAATAAATTGCCTGAGTATAAAGATTGTTTTCAATCTTCGCCCATTGGTTACTTAAGAATACGGTCTGTTGAAGTTGTAATTTTTCTTTTTCAAATTCCCTTTTATCCGTAGTTTTAAGAAGGACTTGTTTGTCCATTTTATACGTAGGATAATCCATCCCCATTAACGAATTAGGACCAAAGGTTTTTGATAACCTCTGCCATATCGTTAAATCGTTTGTATTATTGTTATTATTATTTTGTTCCATATTAAAAATTTAATAATTTTTTGTCAATACTAAACATTTCACTAATTTTACTTTTTAGATCCACTATTAGTTTGTTGACCATTACTTTTATCCCCCTTACTATTAAATGACGGATCACTTACTTTCACACTATAAATAGGTTGACCAGTGACAACAAGTCTTGATCCCCCAATTATATTACCCGATTTTTTTCTTGATGTAAGTCCCATATCTATAAATATTATCTATTACCGAATAACCAATTATATTTGACATAATCGTCTTTGGATGCACCGGCATCTCTTGACCATCTATCATTTCTTACGTTATTATTCGGAATAACGGGATCAAAATGAGTTTGTTGTCTAGCCGTATTATCATTAACTACCGTCCAAGATTCTAACATTATTTTTGTTCTCTCAACAACTTTTTCTAATTTAGTAAAAGATGATTCGGCAACATAAATTGCCATTGAGATACCCATGATAAGGTCATCATGTTGTCCTCGTTGGTGATCAGGTCTACCATTAATGTAAATAAAGGTATTCATTTCATTATATAACCTTACACTACGTATTTTAAATTTATGTCTTACATATTCTTCAAATGCCGCAATAATCTGTACACGTTTGTTATTAAAATTTAAACCAGGTATTTTTTCTGCGGCCTTTGCATTGTAAGACCAAATACTTGTTTGATCAACACCCTCAACGTATAAATTTTTATATCCAAGTTCTTGTAGTTTTCTAACGGTTGTAATACCCATACCACCTGTTATATCGACCACAACAAACGCATTATACATCATCCCCCATTTATACGCAATCTCAGCAAGTGCATCGGGAGGTATTTTTCCAACATACTCGAATACTTGTTCTCTTTCATCAAAATCAATGATCTGAATAGATGAAAAGTCTTCACTATCTCCACGAGAAACGTCGACACCCATAATGTATTTATGTTCAGGTACTGGTTCTTTCCACATCCATAATGAATTACCCATTAATTTACCTGTTGGATCCATAAGGGTATTATTTTTAATATATTCTAATTGGTTATTCTCAAATACATTATCTCCTGAACCTAAAAACTCACAATTTAACTCTTGGTTAATTTTTCTTTTATCGTATTTAAGTTTCTTAACCATTTTCTCATACCAAGTAGAACAAGGTTTGTATCCCTTTTTGAAATACGAATCTAGTTCGTCATAATCCCTATGGTATGGGTCAATATCTGCGAATGATATATGTTTACTATCATCATGTTCTTCTTTATTTAAAAGATATTTTACTAAATCCTCAGTTGGGACCAAATATAAATCTTTTGAATATCTTGGATCTCGGTACCAAAACATCTCAGAGATTTTGAAGTTATTCATTCCCTTTAATGCCTGATCATATATTTCATAATAAATCGGATCATAACCATTTGGTGTTGAAACCACAATTACCTTACCCCCTGTGGATAAGGACGCCATACAAGCCGCCCAAAAATCACTGTCCGCTTCGATAAACGCCGCCTCATCAAATACAAGGATTGTAGGTGTAAAACCACGCAAGGCATCTTTTGATGTTGCTACCGCTTTTACCTCAGACCCATTTGTTAATTTATAATGTTTTTGTGAATTTTTATCGTTAGAGAATCCTGCACCAACCCAACTTGGCCATTGATCCACAAAGGCTCGTATTTTATTAGCCATCTCCATAGACGTATCCAATTTGTTGGCGATAATAAGAATTTTCTCAGGTTGTGTTTTCTTCGCAAAGACTAATCTCTTTGAGATCCATGCACCTGTTACCGTTGATACACCCGCCTGACGATACTTTAATGCGATATTTTCCTCATAATCTTCATAATCTTTTAGTAATGATATCTGATCGGGAAATAACTCCAATGGGACATATTTTGAAACTGTGTTATCGTATGTTTGTAGATATGTTTTTAATGCGTATGGGGTATCTTTCATACACTTCACATATTCCAACATTACTTGTTCTTTAGTTAATCCCATAAAATTCTTTTTATATAAATATCAAAACCCCCAGTTATTTTCATAAAAGGGGGTTTAAAGTATTTTGTGATTGTATTAGAATCCTAATTTAGATAAGATATCATCATCTTCATCTTCATAATCTTCATCGTCATCATCACCTTTATATTTTTTATAATCTTCTTTTGCTTTAACTAAAAGTTCGTTGAATTTTCTTTTAACTTTTTCATTATCTCTTGGATCTTCAGAAACCACATTTGCCATAATTTCTTTTAAGAATTCTTCAGCAGGAACTGCGTAAAGTAATCTTTCAAAGAATGGTAGTAGATCTCTATTTTCAACATTTACAGTTAAGTCATCAGGTAAAAGGAATCTTAATTTTGTAATTAATTCACCCCCTACTCTAAATTGCATCTTTTCGTTTGAGAATACATCTGTTTGTCCCATTACATCTTGAGCCTTTCCTGGTTCCATATCTCTCCATTGTTCTCTTGTTGGGATTGCGGCAAACCCTTTAACTAACTCATGTAACAAAATAGGAAATATAACCCCATTTGCAATAACTAAGTCTTTATCCTCATCTTCACCATCTTCATCAACACCTGATGAACCAGCAGCGTTTCCTCCCATTTGATCAATTAAATCTTCTTCAGTAAAATACATTAAATCATTTGCCGACATAATTTTATTATACAGTGGGTACAAACGAGGGTCGATCTCATCTAACCTATCTTTATATGCTTGGAATGCGAATTGACCTTTTTTACCTTTACCTTGAATAATCGCATTAATAACATTTCGTTTTTCAACCTCAAGTTGGAATTCTTCTTGTGGAGTTAATTCATCAACGTCAAAAGAAAAATTATCTGGAAGTTCAAACTCAGGTTCTTCCTCTTTTTCCATTTGGAACTGATTAGGGTTAATTCTTTTTTCGTTCAAGTATACTTCAACATTAATAAATTCAAATTTGTATTTTGTGCCCGCACCTCTTGATTCTACTTTTTCAATTAAATCCTCATCTATTGCATCCTCTAAAGTTTTACTATATGGTAACCATCCTTCTTCTTTGGCTGAAATTTCTAATGCCAAATCTTTTAACTCATCTTTTTTATTCGCCTCAATTCTCATTGCCTCACCCACAGATAGAGATTGTTCTACTTGAATTCCGTGTTTAACTCTTGGGTCAGTAATATTAATGGTTTTGTTAGGTCTACCTTGATCATCAACAATACCGTAATAACGTTTAACGTAATCCACTATATCCTTAAATCGTTTTGATGTCATTTTTTCCACATCAGATGTTCCACCTCTAAAAGCCTTATTTTTACCATATAAATTTTTCTCAGTATCCTCAATATTACTTTGAGTTCTTGGGTGCATTCTTTCAGGGTAATCACCATAATCAACAGGTGCTTCGTTAATAACCTTATTAATTATACGTTGTATATATTTTTCTTTCATTTTTATTTAGTTAAAGCCTGTTTAATTAATCCGATAAAATCTTTTTTCATTTCATCCTTAGTTTTTCTTTGACCTCTTGGAGCTTCTTTTGTTCCTGGGTTAGGATTCTTGAATGGATTGTCTCTTCTTTTTGGTGGAGTTTTAATACCAGGTTCTTTTACAGGAGCCTCTTTTTCTTTAGTATTCTCTTCCATATTTTTTCTATAACCTCTTGGTTTCTCTTTTGTTCCGGGGTTAGGATTCTTAAATGGATTATCCTTTTCTTTACCTTTTTCTTTTGTTCTTTCTTTTGTTCTTTCTTTTTCTTTGGTATTTTCTTCCATTGTTCCCATAACTGGCATTCCCATTGTCGGTTTTTTCATACGTTTCATTTCAATTCCTGATTCATGTGAAAACATAGTATTTTTTAATGGGTTTTTCAATATCATAGATGATTCTTGTGATTTTTCGTTAATAGTACGAATTAAATCACCTTTACTCATTCTAGGACTAATATTTTTTTCAATTAATCTTATAATACTTTCTTCTAAAAATTTCTCATCAGACTCATTTTTTTCTTTTTTCTCAGGTGTTGTTTCATAGTCAGTTTCTTTAGAAGCCCCTTTTGCCCATTTACACCATTTTTTTTCTGTTTTTGTTTTACCATTACCACATCTTGAGTAGAACAATCTTTGTTGTGATTTTGATTCAAATTTTTCAAAAATTCCCATACCATCTTCTGTGGCATCAGGATCGTTAACAACATCTAATGTTGCATCTTCTTCCATTTGACTTTTTGTTTGGACCATAACTTCTTTAGTTGATGGGTCTTGACTAATACTTAGGTTACCAATTTGACCACCCTTAGGCCCAACTTTATAAGTTTTATTATTTGGGACTTCGGTAACTTGTTCTTTATTTTCCTCTTTAGAAATTTTCTCAGATAGTACTCTTACCTGTGCTTCATTTAATCTTGCAACGGTGTCAAATTTAAACCCGTGAGATAATAAATTTAAAACGTGATCTTTAGCTTTCATATACCACTTTTTTTTCGAATTCAAGAACGATATCTCGTTCATATAGTTTATCTTTTACGTCTTGTTCTGAATCACCAAATTTAAATACTAATCTTTTGACGATTGAGAAATCAACATTGTTATTCTCTTTTTCCCACCCTAACGCTAACACACCATCCATTGAGTCTATAACTGAAAAAACATCAGAGTCTTGTACCAACTCCAATGTTATCTCTCCGTTAGTTAAAACCCCAACTCGTTTAATATATTCAACATCGGGAGGAAGTGGGTAACCATTTGCTGGTTTTGATTCCCAATTTTCACCCCAAACCTCTAAAGTGTCTGAAAATATAAATTCATAAAGATTGTCTCCCTTATAATTGGGACCCATACCATTTATGTAAATTAAATTATTCATATAACTTCTCCGTTTGTTGTTATTCTAAATTCATTAATACCGTCTTTAAATACTAAATTTTTCTTAACGGTAGCACCAACTAAAATTGCTTTCGGATTATTTTCCATAAACTTCAAAGAAGATCTTTCTTGTTTTATAGTTTCTGATAATCTATAAACTTCTTTTTCGTTTATTTTTCTTAAAGTTTGTTGTTGTTTTTGTTCTTTTATTAATTTTTCAT